TGAATAGCAGTTCTGGTTTCAGATCCCAGAACTTCTTCTTGTCCAGTCCAACTATTAACCCAAGAGTTCCAGATCGCGGGTGCAAATCCTGTTTGAGGATCTACATTAAGTGTTCTAGTTGCTCTCTCAAGTGTTTCTGTGAAGTTACCTTCAGTCTGAACAATGTTAGCTTCGAGTCTAACTTGATCAGTCCAAGAATCAGAGGCAGGAAGAAGTTCGAGTGCTCCAACCCAGAATCCGATGATGAAAGGAGTAACACTTTCAGTTCTTGTGCCGAAAGGTTGTGTTAACCATTCAACATCAGTATAATCAAGAGTGACAATATCGTTTGTCTTTCTGATGTTTGTTCCATCAGGATCAGTAAATCTAAGATCACCGGATCCAGTAAGACTTTGAGTTAAATCAGTTTGTGTTGTGTAATGTTTAGGACGTGCTTCTTTTTGATTGAAGTCAACACTGTTTTTCAGATCTACAGAGTCTTCTTGAGCAAGGAAAGATGTGAAGTTATCAACGAAGAATCCAGACTTAAATCTATTAAGTCCGTTTGCATCGGGAACAAAGAGATTTGCAGTGTTTGTTTCAAGTAATGAGAGAGATGTGAAGAACTCTAAGTTCTTGATTCTGTTCTCAAGTTGCTTGATATCAACCATTCTGTAACGCTTGTGCTCCAAGAATTTCTTAGAAGCATCAGTTACATTATAGAGGAAAGGAGGTAAAGTGATTGTGGCAATCTCTAACGCATCATCTACGGATGTGGGCCTTTCAGGATTTTCTGCAGGAGTTCCATACTTGACTTGGAAAACACCATCTTTTGTCAGGTAAACTCTATCAATTCTTCCAAGATAGAAGGAGAAGTCTGTAAGAATCCCTTCATTTGAAGCGAGAATATTTGGTGCGGAGTTTCCAGTTACATTAAATGATCTACCATTAAACTCTAATGGAGATCTATCACCTTCCGATACTGTTGCAATATCAGAAACCTTAGGACGAATATCAATGATGTCAGAATTTCTGATGAAATTGACACTTTCAATTTCTGTGCCATAATCAAAATTATTATACGAATTTACAGTGGTGATGTCTCCATCATCTGTAGAATCAAAATACCCATTTGAAAAATATACAATAACCTTTCTCTGAGGTGCTTCTTCACCACTTTTTCTATTCAGCACACCATAATTAAAGAACTCACCATTTTGTCCGTTAGAGGAAGTATATTTAAATGAAATGTCTTTACTAGGAACATCTAAAGTTGTTAAAGATCCTCTTACTTCAGATTCTTCAAATACAACGATCTCACCTTCTTTGAAACTAATTTGATTTTTAGGAAGGAATGCAATCTTAGCATCTGTTTGTTTTACAGCAACAATAGCATGAGCACCTGAGGTTTCACCAACTATGGATTCCCCAATCACAAGATCAGAAGTTTTTGCTGTTGGCCCTGTAAGATTGGACAGGATCATTGTGGGAGAGGAGGGATCCGTGTTGTCTACAGATGGATCGGTTGCTAATTCATAGATACCATGAACTTCAATCAAGTCTGCAGTATTCAGTGAAATGTGTTCGTCTTGAACTCTTGTTCCGAAAGGATAGTTACCAAAAGTCAGTCCATCATTAAGAGTTGTAGAACCAATTCCAGACGCACTCTTTACAGACTTATCAATAAGAACAGTATTGACTCTATTTTTTAATTTATTTTTTGCCTTAGGTTTAATCTTAGAAATAGTTGTAACAAGAGTTGCATCATCATCAGCACCAAGATTAAAAATCTCTAATTGATTAGAACCAGAGTTCAATTGAACTTTATCTGAAGTGAGTTCTTCAGTGGTGCCATCACTTCTGATAAGAGTATACCTTTCGGGGGTAAATGGCAAAAATGTTTCATTCGATTCAGTGGTAACAGCAGCAGATAACTTATTATCAGTAATGTTCACCTGCTGAGTTTTTCTGATCGTAAGCGTGGCATCAGTTAAGTCTACATTTGAGACGTTACTCTTAGGTAATTCAGTAAAGAGGGTGCCGTCATCATCCACACCAAGATTGCCAGCAATAACCTTAACATCATTAAGAGTGGTTGCTGATGTTGGAAGAGCACCATTAGCAACACCTTCAACTGTTGATACACCAACAATTGTTACTGTTGATGTTGTAATACCAGTAACAGATCCAAAAGTTGGATCCTGAGATAGATTACCGGTGAAAGAAATGATGTTTCCTAACTTGATTTGTCCGGGGAAAAGGGGATTGGTAGATCTAAGTGTCGATGTGTTAGCGGCGGTAGCAGTGATAGATGCAATTCCGATGTTAAAATTAGGAGAGAGAACTACATCAGCGGAGAAAGTTCTCGCTGCTCCAACTTCAGCACCATTTGCACTACCAAAAACTGATAATACATCACCAATACCATAAGAAGTGATCGCTGTTGCTACCCTTGGATTTTCAACTCCATCAATAATGAAGTTTTCATTTGTAATAAACTTACCAGAGGTTTCATATAATACAAGAGATTTTGTATCAGTCGCTGCTTCTTTTAAAAATCCAGTTGCACCACTATTTTTACCTTTGATGAAAGTGGGTACTGATAATGTAATAGTTTCGTTTAATGTAAATTCAGTGGTGGTTTGAACATCAAAAAGTGATATTCCCCATTCATTGACGTTAGAATTGGAGGCATTATAAGTTCCCGAGTCTAATCTAAAGTCATAAACTCTTGCTAATCCAATTTCTTTACCAGCGATACCAGTTGCACTATTAGCAACTCTAGAATCTCTTAGACTTAATACATATGTATTACCAATACCTATGGTTGGAGAACCATGAACTCTATTAAGTTTGAGTGTCTCACCTGTCTTATAGTTGATCTGCTGTTGCTTAAGAGTTTTGGTTGTTCTCGGTTTTGGAACATCAAGGAATGTAGGTGCAGTTGTCTTGACATCATATCCTTTTACGAATGCTCTACCAGGGGAAATCTGATAGATTGCTAAATCTTCAGATGGTGTGGATCCAGAATATGTTGTTTGATCTGCGTTAAATAATCCTCTATTTCCTTCTCGATCATTTAAAGACTCTTTTACATTAAGTCCAAAAGACTTAACATAATAGTCACCAGACTCAGCATATGTTCTCCTCGCTAATTCGTTAGTGATAAAAGAATAATCGCTGGTGTTTCTCTCACGCAATACGCCATTAACTACAGTTCCAAGCTCAACAAAATTACTATCATCGTAATCTGTTAAATCTTTTTTAAATAATGATGCTGTAATTTTAAGTCTATCTGCACCAGGTGCTCCGAAATTGTTAAAACCGGCGGAGTTGTCTGTTAAGGAAGGATCAAGATCAGGGTTAATAATAGTTTCTTCAATTAACAATCCAATTCTGTAACTTGGAGTGTTACTATATTGATCTAAAATTAAAGTTTGATCGGATACATTTAGAAAAGTTCCTTTTCCAAAGTATACACCATTACTAATAAAATATGCAGATCCAGTCGCTATAGCATCATTACTTACAGTGGATGCAAAAGGAACACCTTCAGCAATTAGTGTATTCGCAGTAGAAATGGTGACATTTGAACTTAAAAGTTCACCAGATCTAAAAACACTCTCCTGATTATTTGTTCCTGAACCAGAATAATTAACATATAATGTGACTTGATCTCTAGTAGAATCAGAACTAAGAATATAATTATCAACAGTAGCATTTACACCAGATTGTTGTCCAGTGATTTGGGATCCCACTAATTGATCAACATAATCAGAAAGAGGAACTCCAAGATATGTGTTTTCTAGAACAACACATGCATAGTTAGTTGAATATGTTGTATTTCCGGGAATTACTTTTGCACCTTCTTTAAAAAAGTGCTGTCCAAACTTTTCAACCTGATTCTGCAGGATTGATTGAAGAGATGTTAATTCTCTTGCTTGTACTGGATAACCGGGTTTAAATAAAACCTTATAATAATCCTTCTGAGGATCAAAGTCGTCAAAATATGGAGCGACGTTAAGATTGGTTTCCTGTGACATAATTCCTTAGAACTGCAAGATAATTTTGATATCTTCTTTTTGACTAGACGATCTTGTAATCGAGGGCCTATTATCTACGTAAATGATATTACCCGTATATTTTTCAACTTCAGGCTGAGCAGCACCCTCATTAAAGGATTGCCCTAGGTAATAAGTACGACTATTTATTTCGGTTGATACACCTGTAAATGAAGTTTGAATAGCAAGAGTTGCAGATCCACCAATAATATCAAACGATCCACCAGAAGCAATATTTGGTGTAAACCTGTTCATTCTGAATCCATATTCAGGACTCGTATTCTTGGTTCCGTCCGTGTTAAATCCCGCAGTGGATCTATCTTGCCAGTATTTTAGAACCCCAGTTACTTGATCATAGGACACAACTCTACCAACAGCAGTTGAACCGAGTCCAACGGTTTGAGTTATAAAAGCATCTGCCGTAAATGTTGCAGAACTATAACCAGCACCCGTTAGCTTTAACGCATAAGTAGCAGCAGCTTTATCAAGTCCTAAATTTGTTGTGGTGTTATAAGCTTTAGGATTTTGAACTAACCCTACTCTAGCGATTTCATTACCAGTGATAAAATCTGGGTTCTCGGTATCATTTTCAATTCTAGAATATATAAGGGCATTTCTTGCACCGAGTTCTCGATAAATATCTGCTCCGTGTCCACCCTGTGGCGGTATCATTACATCGAAGATGGGTGCTGTAGTTCCGCCTGGAACATTACCCGCAACTAAATCTACAGTTCCAAATGTATAACCTGATCCGCCTTTGGATATTGTTACGGATTCTACTTTGGAATTGTTGTTAATTGAAACAGTACACTCAGCACCATTTCCATCACC